TTCTTCTTGCTGTATGTCTGGGTTCTGTGCAATAATCCTCTTCGCTAGGCCAACAAGCTCTTCATAGATGATTTTGGCCCTGACTTCACCTTCCTCAAACTCTAGCAAAGCGTCAGCGCACTGTGTAGCTGGGGATGCTTTGCGATTTAGGTGGTCGCAACTCCCACAATGTGCCTTACAAGATTGAGAAATAAAGTTACTACCAGTTTGTATGTTATTATTGTTGTTAGCTTTGTCATTAATAACATTTTCCCCAGCTAACACCGAATTGTAGATGCCTCTCGCTACTCTATCCCAGCTTGAGCTAAGATTCAGTGCTTTTACAGCGTCCTGAGGCAAGGACCCTGCCTTGATAAGTGTTATTAGACTATCAACGTGCTTTTCTGCAATCTCTGCACGTACTTTTTGGCGTTCCGTCAAGTCTGGAAGCTCAAGTTCAAACTGGATCGCATAGCCAAGCCCACCAGTAATACGATCTAACTCAAATTGGAATTGGTCCCAGAAGGCCATAAGAGCTGGGTAAACACGGCGTTTAATAAACTGATAGTCAGAAAGCTCTGCGTTATCATATTTAGCGCTAGAATCGTCTCCCAGGATGAAATTACTTACACCATATGCCTTATTTAGATGGTCGTTGATAATATCAGCCAACTCTTTAATAGCAAGCGTAGAGTTGTTGCCCTGAATCGTCTTTACTTCAATCTGGTCTTTGTCTTCACCAGTATCATTATCAAACTGACGCCAAACATAGATAGTCTTTCCCTTATTTCTAGCACCAGATAGGCCATGTTCTAGTTCTTGTTTAGCTAGATTAAACTTATCCTGTGTAGATGCCCTAATAAACGTAATAGATGCTGGGATAGCACCATTCTCTATATAGGCACGCTGGTATTGTGCCAAGACATCTTCTGTCTGCGCCCAAGCTCTTACTGCAGTTGCCGGAGAAATACCACGCTGGATATTCTTTGGACTTCTAGAGAACCTGAGTTGCATCACCTCATCACGAGTGAGAATTTCTGTGCCCTCTTCTGTCTGAACTTGCCACTGGTAAACACCGTTTCCAAGATATTGCTTAGATGAGAACGGCAAAATAGAATACCCCAGAACTTTGCCAGATTTACTTAGATGTACATGAATATCTAGCTCGTCCTCAGTAAGCCAAGTAGCAAACATTGTGCCAGCAAATTCACCCCAACCCATCTCATCATTTGGAGAGTTAAGCAAAGCTAATTCTGGAGTTCTAGCTTCTGGTAACTTGCCACCATTCCGGCCAACACCAAATGGCCTCACCATCTTCATATCATTGATGAGCGGCTGTACCTGTGCAAATACATTCTCATAGTCAGAGCAAAGTGGGTTAATCAAAAGTTGATTGCCTAGTTCTTGCGTGACTTTTATGGCCTTCCTAGACCTAGCATCCCGCAATCTACTCATTAGTCCCATCTGTCACCTCTTTCTTTTTATTTCTGCGAGTTCTTTTAGCAGCTTTTCTCGTAGTATTCTTAGCTACTGGCTTTTCTTCTTCACCAATAAAATCGCCCAGCTTAGTACTGAACTTGAATCCATCTGTGTAGAATGGAAGCGTGCCAATTTGGAATTTGAACAAAGCTTCGTGGATTAAATGCCGACCTTCTGGAGTAGCAAAGCTAACTTTTCTAACGTTCAGATTTTTGTCAAAAATAAGTTTCTTTAGCTTCTTACCGCGATCACCACACATAATGCAGTCTTGATAGACGCAAATGATTTCCTTATTCGCCATTAGTCATACTCCTTGCAAGTTCCTGCGAGATTAAATCAACCGCTTTTTCTCCCCCTAAGAGATACGCTCGGAGCATCTGGATTTCTAGTGGTGGGATTTTAGGTAATAAGCTTCTAACTTCTTCTTTTTTATCACCAAAGCACGAGGCGATCACATCATACGCCGTGTTTGTGCCTTCTTCTGTAGTAAAACTCAAGTCCCCAAGTCTCATCCTAGCTTCGGTAGTAATTTGAGGAATGTAAGCCACTCCATCAATTTCTACACTAGGATTAGTTTTGATCGTAAAAGCCATATCTGCTCCTTATACTTTTTCGCATTAAAATAATGAGCAGGAGTGAATGTCAAGAACATCAAAAAACCACCCGAAGGTGGTCTTTGGAGTAATTATGCGTGCCAGTAATGGTTCTTACTAATAGTTATATAAGGTATTGTGAATAGTCCTATCCCAAAGCACAATAAAATCAGATGCAAGAGTAAACTGTGGCCCTTTTGTTGCCTTACATAAACAGCCTTATCTCTGCCTTTCAAAGTTTCACTCTTTTTCTTTGGTTTTTTAGTTTGACTCATGAAAGCTCCTTTTTATGAGGCTATTGTATCACGCTTACGCTATCATTACAATTGATTTAATCGGACGCGTGGATAATACCGTCATCGTAGTAGCAAAGAATAGCGCTGGAGTGATCAAAAGTTGCGTATTGGCCGTTTCACTCCCCATAATAGCGTCTAGGTCCGTTACGAAAGAAATAATTGGCTGTGGACCATCTTCATAAGTAACCCGGTACAGATGTGGAGGCGCATAAAGCTCAGAGCCAGAGATATAGAAATCTTGCTGGAATGTTTTTAGATCACTTTTAACAGCGTGGTTAGTTTTGAGGTCAAGAAGCTCGCGCTCCATAGATTTCATTAAATCGTCCAGTTCATTTACTGAGGCCATGGTAATTGCTCCAATCTTACTCCGGTTACTTCTTCTGTTGCTGTCACTGTAATAGTCGTGTCGAATGTAACGGTTTCTCCATTTTTTACCCTATTCACTATTCCGCTATCCGTAGTGACAACTTTTATGTTCTGTATTGCTACGCCATCAGTTAGTGGGGGCTTGAAAGTTGTAGTTGCATCAGACACTAAGTTAAAAAGCGTATCTAAATCACTCAGTTGTATCTCTGCAAAGGAAGGATTAGTGTTTGCCAAGTCTGCATAAATGTTGTAGTGCAGGAAGGCATACTCATCTAACAATGTGTTGTAATATTGCCAGATGAGCCCTACGTTTTTAGTATAGGAATCAACTGCAATAGCAGAAGCTGTCCTGAGTCGGTTAGTCTTAAGGGCCAGAATCTCAGTTTTCATTCTTTTTAGCATCGCTACGTATTCGTTGTGCATCTATTACTCCTGTGTCATCACTATGTTTTTTATTTGTGCCGTAGACACCACTTCTACATCATACGTTTCACCAGAATATAGGCCGAAAAACAGTATTTTTATTGTGTTGTCATTTTGCACCTTAATTTGCCATCCATACGGAGTTGGTGAGCCATTTCGCTTAATAGCAGTCTGGATTAATGGTGGGAATAAGCTATTATCCACAAAAGATACCGTAGCAGTCCAATCCTGATAATTAGCCGTAGTCGTACACTGCGCAGAGCCAGTAAAGTATTCAAAACTTCCTAACCCATGCGGATGGGCAGTCTTGAGGTTAGTGAGTTCAGCCCGCATATCGAGAATTTTCCTCTGAAGGCTCTTATCATCCATTAGACTACCCTTTCTAGCACCGGAGTAATAATCTCAGCCCCTTCTGCGCTTCTCGCCACTGATAATTCGTTCACCCTAAACATTCCTGAGGTTTGTCCAGTCATATCTTCGTCATTTGCAATTGTGACTGTATCGCCAATCCAAATCTTGCCTAGACCATTTGGAGTTGGTGCAACTTGTACGCCTGTAAGAGTGATATTAGGCTCCCATTTGACATTTGTAGCATTTGATAGTTCAGTAATAGCTTTTCTGGTGAGCGTAGTAATCTGTGATATAGAACTCTCCTGGATCAAATTCTCGCAGTATCCATAAGTTTGTACTGCTGTACTGTCTAATTCTTCATCCTTGATTACCGTGTTCTGGTCTGGGTCGTTAGATACTTCACCAGCTCCTAGCGCAATAATCTTGCTTGCAAATCCGGCCACTTCTGATGCCTGAATCGTAGTTGCAGATACGCCAACCTGTTGTGCCGGATATCTAATCACATAGTCTGTTATAGTATCGCCAAAATCAGAATCCTTGATAATGTCATATGTCTTATCTGGATGCCAATAAACATCAAAAGGCCCAGCTCCAGTAGTGTTGTCACACCTATCCGTCAGAAACTCTTTTACTGGTTTGTAGTTCTCAAACGTCTGTTCTACTGTGGCCATCACAGAGATAGTGCCTTCAGTGAAGCCAAAAGCCTTTCCAGCCGTTGTTGCACGCGTATCCGCCATCTTTATGT